CGCTACAGTGGCCGCGATCTAATGTCTATATTGATGGCTTCTATTTTGTGCCCACCATCATTCCGCCAGCACTGCAAACTGGACAGATCGCCACAGCACTTGCTATTGATTCAGAGAATAGTCCGCTTGCTACTGTGGAGCGTGCTACTAAGCGGGAGAAGGTGGACGTTATTGAAGTCGAGTATATGGACAGCGCAGCCGCCCAACCAATCGTCAAGACTATCAACGCCGCTATGCGCAAGATCCTTGCCGGTGGTGGGTCAAGTACGACTACGTTTGCGGTGACGCGCGCATGAGCATCGCTGACACAGGCGCCAAACTATTAGCCGAATTCGGGGAAGCCGTGTCCCTTACCTATGAAACAGATGAGGTCAGAAACCCGGCAACGGGCGAGATAATTACCCCAGCAAGTGAGAACGTGGTGCCTGGCTTCGGCTATCCGTCCCGCTTCCAAAACGCAGAAATCGACGGAACCGTTGTCCAGAGATCAGACACGCGACTGATTCTAAACAAAGTGGACGAAGAGCCGGCGCAAGGATGGCGTGCCCAGGTACAGGGCAAGACTTTCCGGGTCATGGATGTGCAGCCGATTACCAAGTCTGGCGCAGACGTGATCTATATTTGCCAGTTGAGGGTTTAGAATGAGCCACAGAAAGATCAGCGCAGCACTATCATCACGCCTTGGCTCTCTGCCAGCCGCGCCTCCTATTGCGTATGAAAACGCAAAGTACACGCCTGTAGAGGGCACCACCTGGCTCCGTGAATCTTACCTGCCCGCCACGTCCTCAACAGTTGGAATGGAACCTGGCGGATCAACAGACTTCATCGGCGTGTACCAAGTGAGCATCTACGCACCCCTTGACGATTATAAATTTGAATCGCATCAGCTTATTGATTCGATCACGGCACACTTTACACGCGGGACGATGCTTGTATTCGAGGGGCAGAGTGTAGTGGTCGAGCAAGTGAACGTAGCGCAAGGCTTGGCTTCAGGCGGCTGGTGGTTAATGCCGGTAAGCGTGAACTGGAGGGCGTTTGGCTAACTTCGATTTTAGCAGACTCAGAGACTTGGAGCGCATTGCTGGCGACCGAATGGATAAGGTTGTTCGGGGTACGCTCCTAGACCTTTCTCGTCGCATCGTTCTGCGTACTCCGGTCGGCAATCCTAGCCTATGGCAAGGCCCGCCACCACCGGGCTATACAGGCGGGCAGGCGCGCGGGAACTGGCAAGCATCAATCGGCAGTCCAGCGTCGGGGACGACAGAGGCAACCGACAGGAGCGGCACTGCTACGATTTCAGGTATTGCGGGCGACACCCATCAGGCCCCCGGAAACGTCTGGTACTTGACTAATAACCTGCCTTATATCGGTAAGCTGGAGTTCGACGGCTGGTCTACTCAGGCGGCGGAGGGCATGGTTCGGGTCAGCTTAAGAGAGCTTGACAGATCAATAGATGAACAGGTTGCGAACCTATCAGGTTAATGTGTTAGAATTGGTTATATCAAAACTGAAGTTTAGAGGATTACATTATGGCTGGTACAAGTTTAGGCACAAAGTTTTCCATCGTCCAAGGTGAGCCTGATACATTTGATGATGATGGCTATGCCGCGCTCACTTATGAGCTGGTCGGAGAGGTTGGCAACATCGGAGCATTCGGCGGAACGCGGGAAATGCCGACATTTACCCCGATTGATACTGGCGTGGTTGAGCCGGTCGCTGGCAGCATTGATTACGGATCGCTTTCGGGTGATATTGCGCACGACGCAACCAACGCTGGTCAAGATGTCCTTCGATCTGGCCTAGATGGTCCGAACGCAACGTTGAAGCACAGCGTAAAAACTTGAAGACCCTACCGGCGCTATTATCTACACCACCGGTGTTGTGTCCGAGTTTCAATATAATCCGGGCAGCGCTAACAGTATCTATGGGGGCAGCTTTGCCGTGCGGCTGTCCAAGAAGCTAGTTCCAGTGGTTGCAACTTAATGGATATTCGATCATTCACCCGTAAAGACACGGCAACCGTGCCCATTCAAGACCCACTTGGCGGCAAGACTGATATTGTTGTTGAGGTCTATGGCCGAGACTCTAAAGCCTACCGCGCCGCCGCTGTAGAGCTTGCCCGTGACTTCGACGCAACCGACGAAGCTCAGGCGTCAGAGCGTGGCGCTAAGTTGCTGCAATCATGTATAGTCTCATGGCAGAACGTCGAGGTAGACGGCAAGGCAATCCAGCCCGATAGCCCTGAAGCGCTTGCGATGCTGAAAGACGAGAGCCTCGACTGGTTCGTAAGTCAAATCAGCGTGGCAATCCAGAAACGCTCCCTTTTTTTCACAAAGTCAGGGAAAAGCTAGACCTTGCTGTTCGCCACCTGGCATGGCTTCATGTTGTGCCAGAGGGCGAAAAAGAGCAAAGAGCAAAGCAGTTAGACCCCAAAGACTCCCGCCTGAAACTGCCTGACCATGCTCAGGGCGCATACCTAATCGAAATGCTCTCCCAGATTGGCTTCGCACGACAAGGTCCATCACCTGTTGACTACCAAGAGATAGCGGCATGGTGCCGCCTCACTGATACCGATCTAACGCCATGGGAAGCGGACACCCTTCATAAGCTATCTGAGAGTTATGTGGTACAATTACATAGAAGCAAAGACTCTAACGCAGAGCCTCCTTATGACGTGAGGACATTAGACGAAATGCGGGAACGATCAAGCTCACAGTTCCAGAGACTATTCAAGCAAGCCGGTGGGGGTGTTAATCGTGGCTGATGTTTATTCGTTATCGGTAAGAGCCGACACAAGCGACATCCGGCGCGGGCGGAATGATTTAGATCGTTTCGGCAAACAGGCTGGCAGCACTGGCAGAACTGTAACCGAGCTTGGCAAGTCTTTGGTAGTCTTTGCGGCCGCTTCGGCGGCTGCCGGTACTGCACTTGGTGCAATGGCCGTGAGTTCGATCAAAGCGGCAAAGGAAATTGTCGGACTGGCACGCGTTGCCAACTCTTCTGTTCAAGAATTTCAAAAGATGGCCTTTGGTGCCAAGTCAGTTGGCGTCGAAGCCGGACAGCTTTCCGACATTCTCAAAGATATGTCAGACCGCGTTGGTGACTTTCTCACTACCGGCGGCGGGGAGATGGCTGACTTCTTTGAGAAGATAGCCCCCGCAAGTCGGCGTAACCGCAGAGCAGTTTAGGCGGTTATCAGGACCGGACGCGCTTCAGCTATATGTAAGCACCCTAGAAAAAAGCAAACTTGTCTCAAAGTGAGATGACCTTTTTCATGGAGGCTATTGCGAACGACTCTACAAGACTGCTACCGCTTCTGAGAAACAACGGCGCAGCCATGGCCGAACAGGCTAAGCAGGCTGAGGCGCTTGGCATTGCACTGTCTGAAGTTGATGCGCAAAACATCACGGATGCAGCAAAACAGATTGATCGTGTCGGTTCAGTATTCGGGGCGTTCTCTGACCAGATCGCCGCAGAAATATCACCGCTAGTCAGCGCATTAGGCCGTCAGCTATTAGGGCTTGCCGAAGATGCCGGTGGTGTTGGTAACGCGGCGGCAACATCATTTAACGTCGCCGTTGACGCAGTAGCCACAGTGGTCAACGCCCTTGACGCTATGGACCGAAAACTTCTTGAGTCAGAGACAGCCGTCGACCAGTTCGCTCTAGCCTTCAGGATAGGTCTACTTGAAATTGCGCGGGAGATTGTTGAGATCCCGACGGCTGCAATAAACGAGCTAATCGGACTGATAAACAATATCCCCGGCGTTAAAGAAGACTTTCTTGGGATGTCAGATTTTGGTCTCGTAATACAGGGCCAGATAAATGATACAAAGGATGAAATAGGGACGCTCCAGTCAGCGCTCAATGATGAGTTGATGAAGCCCCTTAACGGTGACCTGTTCAAGCGTCTGGTGGTTGAGGCGCAAGAGGCCGCTGAAGCGTCTGCTGCAGCTGCCGGTGAGATCACGGGCGGAACTACTGGCGGCAGAGGAACCAACACGCCAGGCGATCAAGATGCCCCAGAAGGCGCACCAGAAGGCGAACCTATAACTGACACAGAAAGGGATAAGCTGGAAAAGCGCCTTGAGTTTATTCGCGAAGCCAACATGTCAGAGCGTGAAATTCAGCTTGAAAAGTTTGACCTTGAAAATGAAGATCTAAAAAAGGGACTTGAAAATGAGTTAATCACCAAGCAGGAGTGGGCGGATCAGGCTGCCGGTCAGAAACAACGGGAAGAGGACAAGCTCACCTCTATTGAAGATAAAGCCTCAGACGCTCGAAAGAAACTAGCGGCCACTGAGGCAGCCTTTAAAAAGAAGGCGCTTGGCGATGCCCTTAGCGCAATGTCCACTTTGATGAATTCAGAAAGCCGAAAAATGTTTGAGATCGGCAAGGCGGCTGCACTGGCTCAAGCTGTTGTTGATGGTTACGCGGCGATCACGGGTGCATATAAAGTCGGCGCTTCAATTGGCGGTCCTGCACTTGGTGCGGCTTATGGTGCGGCGGCTGGCTTGGCGACATTCCAACAGATTCAGAAGATCAGATCAGCCAGCTTTAGCGGCGGGGGCGGCGGCGGAGGCTCAGGCGGGCGGAGGGCGGCGGGGGGCGAGGCGTTACCCAAGGCATCAACGAACC